AATCTCTCCATCTAGCCAGTACATCATTCCGCGAAATACACTTGTCACGTCTTTTAATACTTTAAGAGCTTCTGCTGATTGTTGCAAGTATAAATTACATGTAAACCTTGGTTCAGTTCCTCCTTGTCCATCAGAAACTAATTCATCACAATATCTTGCAATTTTAAATAATTCATACTTATCTATTTGATCTTTAGAAATGTATTTACCAACTCCATAACGATTGTTTGTTACTAGATCATAAAATACCCAAGCAGGATTATCGCACCAAACTTTTTTATTATTACCTCCAGCATCTGAAGCATCAAAAACAGAAACATCTCCTCTAAAATTTCCATCCCAATTTTGATATACTCCTGACATATCTGCACCAGTTGTAACATTTCTGTCATATTCAGCAAGAGTTCTTCTTACTCCATTTGCTGCATTTTTCTCCCCTCTTGGAAAGTAGTTAGTGGGTACCTGAATTTTTAATCCTTTTATTTTATAGGCTCGTTTAGGTAAAGAAGCAAAGCTTTTAGCATCAAATATTACTGCTGCATATGCACTATATGGATAAGATAGTTTATCTTCTACAATTGCTTCTATTGTTGTAAAAGTACAAGGATTTATATGATCGTAGTCACCATGTCTAGCATTTGTAGGATTAACTCTTTCCACTTTAATCTGAAAATCTGTAAAAGGTTGAAATTCTGCTAAATTTATAGTAAAAGTTTCTAAGAAAGGTGCTTTTGTTTCTGCTTGAACAAATCCATTATTAGAATTAAATTTTTGTTCAAAATTAGATGTTCTTCTGCCTGCTGGACGTGCTTGAATCTGTCCATCTGTTGGCCCAAAAATTAAAACTTCAGTAAAACTAGAGTCTCCAGCTCGTTTATAACCTAAATAAATTCGTAACTCTACATGACACGGAGCTTCGTCTCCGCTTTTCTTTTTACTTGCAATTAATTGAGGAAACTTAAAAGTAAGCTTAAGTCTATCTATTTCAGGCTGGTTATTTATTCCCATTGTAGAAGCACTGATAGTTATCGGAGAGCCTACAGCATTTCCACTTGCAGTTGTATATCCCCCACTTGATACATTGCTAACATTTCCTGTAACACTTGATAAATCTGTTTGTACTACTTCTTGGCCTACTGAATGAACAATAGAAGCACTTCCTGTTCCTCTAAATCCGGGTAAAAAGGGCTGATGTCTATTACCATTTAGAAAAGCATATTGAAATTTGTCATGATTATAGATAGGAGAACTTCCTATAGGACGAGCAGGGGCTGTTATATACGCTTTTACTCCAGAAACATCTCTTGCCGCAGATCCATTTACATCTGCAATTACTGCTGTGTATGAATTTGTAACTGTTGTAATTCTTCCTATTTTATCTAGTGTTATATCTGCTCCAGATACAGTTGTTTTAGCAGGATTATTAATTTGGATTTGAGTTGCAGAAATTACTCTCTGAATACGAGTTATAAGAGTAGAACCGTTTGGACCAGCACCTGCAATATTAATATAGGTTCCACTTGTGAATCCCCCAAAGTTTCCTGGAGTGGGTGCATCTGTGCTATCAAAGAAATTTGAAACAACATCTAAAGTAACTGCGCCTTTACTTATATTTGCTTGTCCTGATAGTGCTTTCTTTGCTCCAACAATTCTTATATATCTTGTACCATCTGATACATTCATAAGATTGAAAAGTCCAGGAGATGCATTATTATCAACTATAGTATTTGTAGAAGCAGTAAAATCTACGCTATCACTTTGACTAGGTTGAAGAGCTGCAGAAGCTGTTCCAATTGTTGCGGGAGTATCATTTAGATAGATACCATCAGTGCCCCCTACAAGACCTTCAATTGGCCCTTCAGAAAGTAAATCATAAACAACTGCGGTTTGATATTCATTTGGACTATCTATTATACCAGAACTAGTTCCTGCGCTCTCTACTTTAGAGCCCGAAGTTAAATCATAAAAATCACCAAAATTTTTCATTATGGGGCATCTCCGTTATCTGGGTTTAGAGTAAAAGGCTGTCTTGCTAGTTCTTCTTCATCTACTAACTCGTCTAAAGAATCAAGTGGGCTGTCCCCATCTGTTACTATTTCGTAGCCTGTTTGTTCTCCTGTTATTAAGTCTTCTATAAATCCTGCATTCATTATTGCACCGCCTACTATAAGTTCTCCGTACGCTACAGGAACTGGAATACCTTGTTTTGCATTGTTTACTGGTCCGTCAAAAAGATATGATTTACCCGCTTCAGAAGGTCCTTCTGGAGTAAGATATCCAGTTACACCAGACATTGCTAAACCTACACCGAGTGATTGTATTCCTATTCTTGCTATTTCTCCATAAGTATTTAAACCTGTTGCAGAACCCTCTACACTAGCTGAAATTTCTACTGTTTGTCCGCCAATTTCTACTGTTTTTGTTGTTGTTGTTGTTCCTGTACTTGTTGCCCACCCTTGATTCATTAACCAACTGGCCCCATACCAAAGCATAATAACACCTACAATAATTTTTAGTGCATCACTTGTGCCTGCTCCAGAAGCAACTGGAGTTATAATTACAGTATCTTTTAAAGGAGCAATAAATGCTTCCATTTGATCAAGTAGTTCTTCTCCATTCTGTACAGTAAAATTAATTCCTTTTTTTGTACAATCTATCATATAGTCACGAAAATCATCATGTTGACATTCAATAAGTTTAAAAATATCACGAGTAGTTCTGACATTTGCGTGCCAGTCAGAGCCATATTTTTCTCCGAGTTCTCCCATTAATTTAACGTGGGTCATATATTTCTATTTCCTTATCTGGATAACTTATAATTAAATAAGGTATACCTAAAACTTTTGAGTGATTTTTATCATGCTCACTTGGATGACAATTTTGCATATAGTGACTATGGACTATATATTTTATTTTTGAAATCAATTGATATTTACTTAAAACTTTTGGGTCAATTTCAAACTGATTTTCAAATGGGGATTTATTTTCACAAGGAATCCATTTTTCTTCGTTATTTTCCTCAATAATAAGTCCACACATTTCACGAGGTGCCTCTTTAGCAGCGTGTGCCACCATTTCTTCAAAAAATCTCATTTAAAATTCTTTGATCCTGGAAACGCTCCAAAAGGTAATACAACATTTGTATTCACTCCTGCTTGCGGTCTAGAACTTGTACTTGTAATATCATCTGGATAGTACCCGAATCTTTTTCCGCAAGAAGTCAATGTTTTTCCACACTGATCCGCACGTTCCCAATAGCTATTAAATCCTGGTGTATTACCTGAATTTGTTTGAGTAACTTTCCATACAAAAGTTAATCCATTACTTGTGTATTGTACTATATCATTCAATTTATCGTCTGTATAAGTATAATACGTAGTTCCACTTGCCCAAGATCCTTGATGAACACGAACTCTGTCAAATTTTGCATTAGAATCACTTGGAGTGCCTAATGCCGTTTTTGTTCCTGCAGTATTTACGATCCAGTATTCAGTAATACTCTGACTAGATGTAGATCCATCGCTTGCTACTCGTGTTGCTGTTCCATCTGTTGTAATATAATTTCCTGCAGAAAAGTTTGTGCTTCCTGCTGCTGCAGTATAATCTGTAAAAGTTCCACTAGCAGGTACTATATACTCATCATCTATTGTTACATATACAGTATGTGTTGTTCCTTCTGGAAGTGTTCCATCAGGCATATAATTTTTCGGTATAAAGCTTCCTTCTCTTGACCAAGTACATCCCCCACATTTAGCACTTTCTGCTAAATCTCCACTTGCTCCTTGATACTCCCAAGGACAAGCATTTGAAACAATTTGTCTTGCAGGTATTTTTATTCCTTGTAGATCAAAAGGTGCAGCAAGTTCAAAAGTAATTGTTGCTTTGTTTCTATCTACAATTCTAGAAATAGTCCAAACTTGACGAGGAAATTCTATCGGAGTACTGCCAGAACCTGGGTCTCCGCTTTCACCTTGTAAATATTTTTTAAGAGTAAGTCTACGAATAAAATTTTTTCCTACAAGCAAATCATAGTCACTTGTTCCCATTAAAGTTGAAAAACTTCCATTTGCATTTCCTACTGAAAAATTTGGTCTTGCAATTGCTCCATCTATTTTTATTTCAAATCCTGTTGAAATAATTGGAGATGGACTATAAGTTCTTAGTGTAGAATTAGAACTATAATCATACATCTGCAAAGAACTTCCATCTGAATCTTCTCCAGAGGTTATATATGCATAGCTTCCATTTGGTTTTTCAATTTCATATAACTCAACTAGCTCAGAGCCAGGATTTTGTTTCTGAAAATCTTTAATAAGATCACTCATGATTCATATACTCTTCTAAATGTTGCTGTTAAAGTGTAAAAGTCGTCAAAAGCCCAAGATTGATTCCATCCATCACAGATACAATAAATTGTTTCAGTAGAAGAACTTTCATTACTATCCTCTAAATCAAATCTAAATTTACTTACGCCTCCCAAACTTTCAAAAAATGCTACAAGGTCATCAATTTCTGCTTTTGGACGGGTTGAAAAAGATACACTTAGAACTTGCTTTTTAGTATTTATTCCATCTGCAAGCCTTGATTCATAGCCATCGCCAAATTGAGCAAGATGCACTCTCATTTGTGTATTTCTTCCAAAACCTTTATCTGGTTGTACAGGCGCGCTAAAGCCTGTAATATTGGATCCATTTGCTTGCATTATTCCGTATGCCATAATCTATTAATAAGGGCTAAGTGTGCCGCCTGGTCTTTGTTGTTTACTTATTTCAGTTTGAACTGCTTGTGCAATTGCTCTACCTAGTGCATAGCTGTCATTTCCTGTCATTGTACTTTCGCCTGTAGCCATATTTACATTTACGGTAACGTTTCCACCGCCTTGTCCGCCTCCTTCAAATTTAACAGGAATTGCTCTGTCATTTCCAAGAGGAACAACCGCTTCAGTACCATGTAAAGTTGCTGTATATCCTGAATCTGGTCCGTCTCCTATACCTCCACCTGCAAAAGAACGATATCCTGGAGGATTCATAACACCACCATATCTTCCAGCAGGAGATGTTCCAGGCATAAAAGGTATAAAAGACATAATTTGCATTGCTGCTTGTTGAGCAAGTATTTGTGCTAAAGACGAGAGTATAGCTTTTGCCATATCTCCAAAAGCTTCTTTCATGCTTTTTGTACCTTCTATCATGGACTGAAAAACTGTAGCCATGCCTGTAGCAAAAGAATTTCTAAAAGTATCTCCTACCTGCATCATAAGGCTTGCCTCTCGTCTTGCTTGCTTCAGTTTTATTTCTAAGTTACTTAGTCTTGCTTTTTCATTCTCTAATACTGTTTTATCTACTACTGTTCCTGCAATTCTTCTTTGTTCTTGCATATTTTCTATAGCAAAAATATCTTCTTTAATTTTTAAAACTTCTGCTTCTTTTTTAAGTTGTGCTGAAGTCAGTTTATCTTGACCCATTGAGTTTCTAATTAAATTAGTTTCAATATTTAATTTTCCATTTAATAATCTTATTTCATCTAGTTGTAATTGTTTTTGTCTTTCTGCTAACTGTACTTTTATTGCTTGTATTGCTGCATTTTTCTCTTCTAGAGTTACTCCCTCTTTTAATTTTTTGGTTTTTTCGTCAGTTAAAGGATCCATTATTTTGCTTAAAGCATCTGCTCCAATCATTGCTGCTATTGTATCTCTATCGGTTCCGCTAAATAGAGAGTTTTCTTCTCCTGTAAATAACCCTTTGAAGTCAGGGTTTTCTGCAACTTTTAACATTCCTTCTAAAATTTCTTTTTGATCTCTAACTGCATTGGTCATATCAGTTAAATTTGTTGATGCAGGTCTTAATGCTCTTAAAGCTTTAGTATAACTTTCTCCTGTATTTTTAAGTAATACATCTAAGTTATTTAATAACCCAAGATCCTTTAAGCCTAAAGCTTCTAGTCCTTCTTTCTCTAGCTGGGTAAGAGTATTTTTTACTAAATTAAAATCTTCTTGACTTATAACATCTTTGTCTAAAATATCTTTTAACGGGTTTGCAATGTCTAATATTCTTTGTTTTGCTTCTCCTGATAATGCGTCTGCGGTGCCTAATAATTGATCTACTGTACTTTGTGCGATGGTTCTTTGATTCTCAGAGAATCTATTTTTTTCTTTTCCAAATAGTCCATATCCAAATACTTCAAATGCTCTTCTCTTCCCCATTTCTCCAAACTGACTTCCACCACCTTCAAAACCTAAATTACTTACTTGTTTTGCTCTTTTGATCATATTTGTCATTAGAGTATCTCCAAGAACTAATTCTGCATTTAATCTTCTTACTTCATCAGCAGTTTCCTGAAAAGCATTTGCTGTTTTCTTTTGTGCTGCTGCTGCAGCTTCTGCAGCTTTATCATTACTGTCAAAAACTCCAGTAAGTTGAGTTAAAACACCTATTAAAGATGCTGCTAATCCAGCCCACCCTAAAAATCCTATGACTTTTGTCATTCCTCTTCCGATCATTTTCATAAAGCCTATAAATCTACCGTATTCAGCTTGCATAAGGGCTAAGTTTGCTCGGAAACTATAATACATTTTTTTATGTATTGCTTTTGTATCTGCAAGAAGTTCAAAATTTCTTGCTTTTAATATTTTTACTGTTTTTGTAGCTTCAGCTCTTGTGAAATTTTCAAAGTTTAATACAGTAGATTTTTTAGCTTTCATAGAACTTTCTAGTGCTTTAATATCAGAAGCTCCAAACTTTCCTTGTTTAAACTTACCTAATCTTGAACCGCTATAAAACTTCCCTACGTCTTGAGCCGCTGCTTGAGAAGCCCCTGCAACATCTATTTTTGGTATTTCAGGAGTAATTGCTTGTAAAATACCAGATCCTAATAAAGCAAAAGCTCCTGCTAATGCTATTATATTTTTTGATAGAGAGGTTGCAATAAATTCTGCTACTCCTGATAATCCTCCTTTTAACTTGTTAATAAGATCATCAAAAGCAACGGCTAATTTATTAAAAGCATTTAATTGAGTATTAAATTCTCCAAATTTTTCTTCCCCTTGAGTAAGAACTTCGTTTACAACAGCTTGAGTTTTTTCAAATATATTTAATGAATTTGCAGTTTTACCTATCTCGTCCGCATATTTTTTAGTTGCAGTTTCAAGTCTAAGAATAATACCTAATTCATCAAGTAGTTCTGGTTCTGCTTTTACCGCACCACGTACAAGACGATTAAAAGAATCTGTTAAATCTCTACCAAGTGCAAGAGAAGCATTCTTTGCAACTTTACCTAGTCTATTTAGTTGATCACCACTTAATCCAGCAGCTCGTCCTATAGCAACTGCTTGTGCAGCTTCTGCAAAAGCTAACTGACCCCCAGTCGCTTCTCTTAACCTAGCGGTTAATAAAGATAAAGACTCCCCTGTTCTTGTTGCAAATTCAGCCTGTCCTTGTATAAGTATTCTGTAGTCTGCAGCACTTTGTAAAAAGCGAAAAGCTGCTCCAATCGCAAAAACGTTAGCAGCAAGAGTAGCATATGCAGGCACAAGTCCTCCTGTGATGCCCTGAGCCATCTTAGAGAAGTTTTTTGTGGTATTTGATGATTGTTGAGAAGCCCCTTTAAAATTACGATTTAAAGTTTGTTCTGATTTACTGAGATTATCAGTAGCTTTTTTAGCTCCTTTGAGTTTACCTTCTAATAGTTTTAAACTACCGTCATCGGTAACTTCAAATACTAACTTTGCGCCTTTTATCTTTTTTGCCAT